TTGATGGCGATCGGCTTTAGTAGTGCGCGTTGGGTTACTAACCTCTGCTTTCCTTGGATGTGAAAATATTTCTTTGCTGCCAAAGTCTCTACTATCGCCCTTAATTGCCATCACTAGGACGCGGCGATATTTTCTTTCTCTAGTTCTTACCCATTCATACACCGCGCCGCTGGTAGTACCATCAGAGGAATCGATACTGACTGCAGATGCGTAAATCTCACCAAAGCGCTCATGCTTGAAGCCTTGGAAAACTAACTTGTCCAAGGCATCCCAGCAGCTATCGCGCTTATCTACCGTGTCGCCATCAATTTCGCCCCAGTACATTTGCCAGCTTTCTTCATTGCGACCAAATGCGCGGATAGTGATGGCGAGGCGGTCATGCTGAACATCAATACCGACAGTAACCAGCAACCCACCAGCCGGACAAAATAGCTCTGGATAGTCTTCCGCAGTTTCTTGCAGTTTTTCATGATCCAGCAACCGGTTGGCCGCATATTTATAGGGCCTGCCTAACTTGTTGTTTTGGAACACGATGCGTGCAGATTCATCGCCGCTTTTGGCTTCGTGTTCGGCTTCCAAGAAATCCCTGACGACCTCCGCCAAGCCAGTACCCGGGATACACACATAAAGCTCTGATAGCTCCATAAAGGTTTCTATCGGTTCGATTTCATCCTCTGCAAAGTCCTCGCCGCATTGGGTTTTGAACCAGCCGGCAAAGTCATCGCCGTTTTCCCGCGCGGTTTTACAGGTCTGCAGGATATTGGCCTGGCGGCGGTAGTCATCCCAGGCACTACCACATTTAGGACAGGTATAAACGGCGGTTTCTGGCTGATTCAGGCCGAATACCGGGTGCGGTGTGCCGCCCTCTTTCTCCAACCAACTAACGTTTTCCCAGTCCAGTACATGGGACTCACCACAGTCGTGACAGGTAACCGGTAGCACGCGCATTGTGCCGAGCTTGGTGTAGTGCTCCACTTGGGAAAGATCAGCAACCGCCGGCGTGCCGCCAATAATCAATTTCTTATTGCGCATCCGTTTTAGGCGTTCGCGCAGGTGGCGAATGGAATCGCCCTGATCACCGACGTCTTTGTTAGTATCGTCGGGCTCTTCTACATAACCACGCTTGGCAGTGGTGGATTTAACATTAGAGACGGAATTAGAACCCACAGTACGCACTTCCCCGCCAGGGAATACTTTTCTGGTAGATCTGTTCCCCAGCTTGCGACTGGTGGAGACATCAATCACACGCGCTACATTCGGTGAGCTCTCAACAATCTTCACGAACTTTTCGTCCATGAAGTTCTGGCCTTTTGAATCCTTCGGGAAAAGCATCAATACCCGCGCTGGATCTGTCAGTGCAACCTTGCAGATATCCGCCGCCAATAACACTGTCCAGCCAATCTGTGCTGCCTTTTGCATTACGACCATCCATGACACCGTGCTATCCAGCGCGTGCATTACGCCCCAGAAGTAGGGAACGTATTCGACACGGTAATAGCCAGCGTTATCGCTATCTTCTGAGGGCAGTTTGATATTTTCCGGCAGCCACTCAATTAGCGGAATTTTAGGCTGCGGTATCCAATTTTTACGGACCTCCTCAACTAGCCGACAGAGGTTCGATCTCGTAACTACCAATAGCTCTGAGGGCAGCGTTAATGTTTGGCTGTAGGGGGTCACGGTCGATGGTAATGGCATACTGGCTCTCTATCGCAATAATTATGTTTTCGCACGCCCCTAAAAATTCATTTTTTCCAACTTTGGTCCACTCCACCATTCCTTGGCGGACAGACTCGATATCAAGTATCAACTTATCTTCCCGGTAAAACTCACGCCTCATTTTCTCCGCACTGAGTCTTGCCTTATCTGCATCGGCCAAATCCTTTTCTTTACGGGCATCATTTATCTGACGGCCTGCTGCTTCAACCCGCAGCCTTTCACAGTACTCTTGAAGCCAAATACCAAAGCTGGCACCTTTCGTTAGCACCCCAGCCTGCACATGCTTGGCAATCGCCGGCTGTGAGGTACCCACCAAGCGAGCAAAACCAGACTGAGTGGCCTTATCATCCAGTGATAGGTTGTCAGCCAAGGTATAACCCCCTACGAAATTTCAGATAGCTGTTAAAAAAACGGGGTCCGAATTACCCGTGCGCCGGATTTCTCAGGAGGACCCATTGAAGTGTAATTCAGCGTCGCTTAGCGCTTGCCAGTGCGCGCTCCATCGCCTTTTCCAGCTCGATCGGAATGTACTTTCGGGCTATGCCTTCAGCAATTTGAAAGAATGGAAAACGCTTACGGTATTCTGGTTTCTTTTTAACGAAGACCAGGATGGGCCTAACCGATCTGCGCCGCTTGTACCCTACCCTTTGCCAGACTCCTAAGGTGCCCTCAATCTTTCCGACAAAGTAACCCTTGGTTGCTCCTCGCTTGGATTTACTGCGCTGGCTATCGGTAGCGTTTTGCGTGGGGTCAGAGCTAGCACTAACCTGGGATAGGATCTTGCTGTAAGTGCCCGCGCTGATATTGCCGTGCTTATTCAGCTTTGCCCCCTCACCGGGAACAACATACATCCCAGCAGGTAGCAGGCCAGCAAAGCGCAGCGCCCGCTCAAACCGTTTGTCATTACGGCTAGTGCCAAACACCGCCGGCGCCAGGTATTTACTCGGCGCCGTGCCTTTAGTGGCATGATCACGGATATAAACTTTGGCACGACCAGAGAGCTTGGTCGCCTTTTCTATCAGAACTGAGTTCAGGGTTAACTTCACTGGGTTCATAAAAACCCGGCCCATTGCAGAACGCTCTTCCCCTCGAATCCTAAAGGCCACATTGTTCAAGGCTACAGAGCCAGCATAAGGCAGCTGACGCTGTAACTCGGCAGATGCACTATCAAACGCTGAAGTATCAATGCTGACATTAACCGTCATGAGTCTTCACCCTGCTGCTGCTCTTGCAGCTTCAAGCGCTTGTGGTTGTAATACCAATTAACCACCAGACCAACCGCAGCGATCAGTACACCCGCAAGCCCAAGCCAGTTGTTTGCAAGCCAACCCGCAAAAGTTCCCGCACCAATGGCAGTCATATAGCCAGCCTTATCCGCTATTTCTCTCAGAGCATCCTGAAGTGTCATGACTGCTTCCAGGCAATAGCTGCCTTCTCAACGCTGCGCCCCACGACATAACCACCGAGGCCGATTTTTACGATTTCCAGAAGGGCGAGAGTCTGGTCCTCGCTGAGGTTTGGTGCCGTCCACCCCAGCCAATGAAAGACAATCAGCCCCACGAACGTAAGCATTGTTACTGGCCGCCAGTTTCTTTGTAGCCATGATTCTCCCCCTGCTTCAGCAGTGATTATCTGGGTTGCCGCTTTCAGCTCCTCCAGGTCCATTGAGATTAACTTTGAATCCACCTGTGCCTTTAAGCGATTAGCTTCTGTCTTATCCGGGAATGCCTTGTCAATGACCTTGCCGATTAATTCGGAAATAGCAGAAATCATTAGTAGCTCCAAAGTGAGATATTTAGTGCGCAAAACACAAGGCTATATAGGAGTATAAAACTCTATGGTCAGACCGGATTTTAGTCACGGAAAGACAAACTTTGGGGTTTGCTAGCAACACAGCGGTCTTGACCGGTAACCACCGAATTCAGTCTAATTCTGCCCCCTTTAGCTTAAGCTCAGAGCAGTACCCACTTATAAACCGGACTTGTGGTTTGAAGAACTTAAGCCAATTCCAACTAGCTATTGAGAAACAAAAATTAGGAATAACTATGATTTACACCTTCAGGAAATACTTCGTATTTTTTATTTTGTTAGTTGCGAGTTCTTCTGCAATCTCAGCTGATCATTTTATAAAAGGTACAATGAACTATATGGCAAGTACCTGAACCTCGCTACTGATTAGATTGGACACTGGGGTCCCAGCTAATTGCGCCAGTACAGCTCACAACTTGATGAAAATCAATAAAGAAGATTCAGTAATGATCTCAGTGGCCCTAGCTTCTTGGGCGAGCGGTAAAAGAGAAATAACTGTATACACTGATGCTGACGGGTCATGCACCATCTATCAACTCGATCCACAGTACTGAAGGGCCAAAGCACAACTAGCGCATAGTAGCTAAATAGTGAAGCCGATATAGGCGTATTGGTCCAAACAGCGATAACCGGAATTAATCACAATCGGCCTATTGAACTGCTCCCTGACTTTTATCAAGCTGAGCAGCGTGTCATTCGAAAGTGGATCTTCCTGCAACAACGGCTGGACAACTCCTCCTTTAATTAGTCGCTTTAAAACAAGGGGGTACCAGATACAAAAAAGCCCGCACAAAGCGGGCTCGAAAATGATTAAGGATACAAAAGTTCGTAATCAGAGCGATTTAAACTTTTATTACTCTCCCCAAAACTAGGCTTTTACTATTTACCCAAAGCTTCACTGGCAAAAGTCAGACCGAATATAGGGCAGAATCGTTTACCCCTCAGAAATCTATAATTAGGCGATTAATAAAACAGTTTGGCTGGGAACCGTCAAAATTAATCCTGACTTGCTTATTGGCCATAGCAGCAGAAAGCGCAGCACTATAAATCTTTTCAGACCCTTCTTGTGTGACACCACTCTCACCGACGCTTACATAGTGATATTTTGGCGAACTTTGGCCGGGGCAGTCAGAGCTTTCATTCTCAAAATACAAAACAAAATTACCATCTGCTAAAGGATAAACTGCCTTTATTTTAGATGTATGCCAGTAAAATTCTGCATTGCAGATGGCGGGCAGCAAAAAACCACACAATAATAGAAGAATTTGTTTCACCTTATATCCTCTTTAGAAATTTATTTACAGCTTAAAAATAAAATTTTTCGCTCTTTAAATTTGATCTGGTAGAACTTACCCTCAAGCCAGCCATCACAAAAAACACCATGGACTCAACCGCTAATCCCACCATCTGTAGTTAGCGTAGATGCTTAGTTGGAAGCTATCTTACATAAAAGCTACTATTCAAATTTCCGTATTGGTTAGAACGCAGCAATACATCAATTTGATTTCCCCAATTGATTGCTCTTTCTAAAATAACCTAGGAAACTACGCAATATCAGATCTGCCTATCCCTTCAAATGAGCAAAAACCCTGCCCTAGCTCTTATCTTACTGGGGCAGTGTCGCAGCGCAGTATACTTTGGCCTTGGCGCAAATCAACACCTCACTCACCCATATCGCGGACTAGCCCCCTGAGCTCCAGGCTTAGAAATACAGCATGTTATGGTTTCTGTACAATCGTGACACACGAGCTCCAGGATCCTAAGGACTTGCTAGCCACTAGGATTTTGATCAATCGTCCATAGCTAATGAGCTACTGTAAGGCCTACGAGGTAGATTTGATATGGTTGCAAACATTAGTAGCTCCACACCGTAGGGCGCGCACGCTCGCCAGGAATAGAATCAAGGTCATCCAAGTGGATAAACCGCCTTTTGATCGGCCCTTTCTGCTTCACGCCTATACCGGTGAAACCCTCCTCTAAGGCAATTTTCATAAGCTTGTGCGCCCCGCTCGCAGCCACAGAAACATCAACAGCCTGCCCGGTGGCATGAGTCATGGTCGCATTTATTCGTTTGTTATGAGCTGGGCAACGGTAGCCAGAGCTGATAATCATTGGCTTGCCCAAACGCTCTCTAACCCGGATTAAACGTCTGAGTGTTTCATCTTCGAAATGATATTTGCCACAACACTGGCAGGCCAATTCCAACCCTGTGAAATAGTCATTATTGAACATTAAATTACCAGAAATAAAAAAGCCCGCACAAAGCGGGCTTATAGATATGTAAGACATCTAGTACATATATTTTCAAATGCTGATATTCAGGGTTATGACAAATTAATAGAGGCTAGAACCCAGGATCCACAAAACTTATCAGCTAAAAATTAAGTCATTTTCTATCTTTAATACCTATCAACAAGACACAGATTTCGCCGTACAAACCATATCATTACCACTTGTCTCACATGAAACCTCAACATTCTCACAATTGAGGATCGGCGGGAGATAAATCCCCTGCCGCTCTAAAGCTTCTGCAAATTGTTGAATAGCATCTTTTGACTCAAAAATCCAGATACCAGCAAAGCTAGACTTCGAATCACTAACTGTATTGTTATCTGCATCTATACCAGTTCCCTCTAAATATTCGAATGAAACTTCAACATTTCCGTCATCGGAGTCAACTCCGCTTATTTTATAAAGAGCACTAGATCCATCTTCAAATTTTACCGTAACAACAACATTTACATTTACCACCTTACCTAAAAGTGAAACTACCGCTCCAGAATAAGCACTAAATTTTTCAAATAAATCCAAATCATTATAAATAACATCTCCCACATCATTTATTGTCTTTGTGCTACCACTAAGGTCCCACGCGCTATCTGCAATATCCTTTGGGATATGCACAACCCCAGCAGAGCTAGCAACAAAGTTCAATAAATTGCTACGCAAAATTAGCATATCATCGAATTGAGCCTTGACCTCTGGATCAACCGTCGTTGGCTGAGCTATCGCCCCAATGATCTCAAAGTTCTCTATCTGCGTCATCCCGACATAGGCTTTTATAACTCCCTTGTCCACATCAACAATATGAAATCGTCGATTAATATTCTGGGACGCCTTCTGATCAGCCAAGCGAGAAAAGCTCAAGCAATTATTACATGTATATATATTAGGCTCTAAAAGAGACTGCGCATGCGAAAACGACGAAAAACATAAAAAAATAGAAACAACAAATAAAACCCCAACAACTCTTTCTTTCATCACAACAATATCCATTTATAAGTGAAACAAAAATACATCCAAAACAAATACTATCATGTAAACGTTAAACCTAATAAAGATCGACCATCAATTATAAAAAAACTCTGGCCCCAAAAGACATAACATTCAATATGTAACAAACTGTCTAATCTTAACACCCTGTCACAACTCAAAAAACAAAATATAAAACTAGAACCCATTAACTTTAATGCTTTATTTATGGAGACTAAATAAACACATTGGCCCACCCAAAAGTTCAAATCGTAATAGAAGCATGAACTTTACATCCCGAAACTTCATCTCAACAAGCCAACTCCAACTATGAGAAATAGCCGTTCTGGATAATAAAGGCTCAAGAATTAAGCAAAAAAAGGCGTCCAAAAGAGCGCCATCAAGAACATTAACAAGAGATGAAAATAAAACCCCAGAAACGAAAAAACCCGGCTGGTGGAGCCAGGCTTCTGTTGCAAGCGGAAAAACCGCAGGCTAGAAAAAAAGTACCATCCTGGGTCAAAGTCTGTCAACCCACTTTTAGAAATTTTTCTTTGTAGCTCTCTACAACTTCAGAAACAGGCCCTAGAGCACGCGCTGGCAGTGGGTCCAAACGCCTCTGCAATTTTCTCCAAGTATTCTTCCATTCCAGATCCCAAGTTGATTTTTGACAACCTACAATCGTGCGGGCCTGCTTAACCTCCACCTTTCGACCATTCACATCCCGCAGCGCACACGCACCAATACAAAACAGCGCCAACTGACTCACCTTTTCTCTCGGGTGCGGCTCCTCCCACTTGTCAAACTCAGACATCAAGTATTGCAATAGTGCCGCTCGCTCTTTGACTCTTGCGGCTGGCGGGGCGTAGGCGGCCATGCCCCAGCAGTATGCCAGTGGATCACTCACTCGCAGCTTGGCGACTACATCTTGGATTAAACCCTTTTCACAGGCATCCATAACGCGGTTGCCGCTGTCCCTAGCCCCAGGGGTTTCTTTCGCAATTACTCTTGGTGCACTAACCCGGCAAATGACTTGGTTGGCCCTCCCCTGCATCTCTCCGCGAATTAAAATTTTTCGCCCCCTCCCAGCTGAGGAAACCGTACTTCTGCCGCCCATGGCCTCATAATCAAATGCAGCTGTGGAGCCGTCAAAGGCATCGTGCCACGCTTGTCTAGCACTATCGAATCTCATGTCATGCTCCCCAAGCAATTTTCAAGCAACCAAAACCAGCCAAGCACCCCATCACGCAGCCTGCGGCATGCTCTCGTAATAATCCTGAAATCGCCTTTCGGCCGCGTGCAGATTGTCTCGGTGATACGTGCCCAGGTAATTTATATGGCCCTGGTTTATCCAAAATTGGGTAACCACCGTATTCGCAAAGACGACCTCCACGAGGTGAGCGTACTTGGTGCGGAATACGGCTAGGGGGCTGCTGGGGTTGGTTGTGGAAATCCTTTCGATGGCTTCTGGGATGGTGACTGTGCACATGATGAGCTCTCCTTGATGATTGAGTTTTACCAATTGGTATCCGTTGCGATTTCTACTGCGCTGAGGTTTCGCGTTCGCCGCTGTGGCGCTGGCCGCTTCGGAGGAACAAACCTTTCCCGCCTCACCCAGTTTCGCCATACAGCCATCCAGTCGCACCTCACCCCCTGCCTACCCGACTGAGATTTCCAGTAATCACCAAAGCTGGCCGCGATATCGTAAATCTGGTGAATCACTTCTGGGCGAACCTTGGCCGCCTCATCGTAGAATTCCTGGGTGAGCTGCCAATCATCGGGAAGACGGGAACCGCGCTTGGATGGCGGGGTGGGTTCCTGGGGAACAGCAAGGTCACCCCCCTGCTCGCTCTCTCTCTGGTTATTTTCTAGATTAGTTACTTTCTTAGTATCTTTACTTTCTTGTGTCGGCAAACCCGGATACGGTAAATCCGTATCTGGCAAATCCGTATCCGGCAAATCCGTATCCGGTAAATCCGTATCCGGTAAATCCGTATCCGGTAAATCCGTATCCGGTAAATCCGTATCCGGTAAATCCGTATCCGGTAAATCCGTATCCGGTAAATCCGTATCCGGTAAATCCGTATCCGGTAAATCCGTATCCGGTAAATCCGTATCCGGTAAATCCGTATCCGGTAAATCCGTATCCGGTAAATCCGTATCCGGGTTTTCAGGAAGTGGATCAGCATCTCGTGGTGCATCAGAGATTTCATAGTCTGTACCGACTATTTTTCCCCGTTCACCGCGTCGAGTAATTCGCTTGCAATAACCAGCACCAATCAACTCACCTAACAATTTATAGATCTTGTCCCTACCCTCCTGAGCCTCTTTGGCCAGCGCCGAAGGGGAAACCTCCCAATGATCAGGTTTTGAAAGCAGGTGCAGCAGCAAGCCACCAGCAGCAAAAGAAATACGACGATCACGCACAACGGAATTAGAGACCACCAAATAATTTGAAGATGGCCGAGCACTTCGACGAATCATGCAGCAGCCCCCCTAGAGAAAAACAAATTGATCATGTTTTTTATTACCTATCCTTGAGAAATAAAACGGACGGCACCCAGCCTCACAAACTATTCAATCCTTCAGTTTTCTTTACACGACCCTCTGTAAATATCCCGAATAACTCCCTACCCTCCTAGCAACCTCCACTAGCCAACGGGCAAACTCTAGCGGCGTATGCTCTCGCTCTGCTTTAGTTACTGAAGGTAAGCGCGGATATCCTTTAGTGGGCCTAATACAGTGCGTTGCCTTTCCAAGAACCAATGGAATATCCGGTAATTCGACGGACTCACAACCCAGCACATATAACCAAGTCGCCTTTTCAGCTCTATGCCCCCACCAGTGCTGATGCACAGGCAGTGTCCAACCACCAAACTTGTCTCTCCTCCCCGGCACAGGCAAACTTGCGGCTTTCCAAAGGGTGGAATACGCAGGGTGCTCCAAAACCCCACCCCATAGCCTGATTTGCTCCACTGCAAAAATTGCCAACTCTTTTTCGTCTTCTGAGCCTTTTGCAAACTGTCTGAGCCTACCCCACAGCCGACAAGGCGGGTGTGTAATCAAAGCGTTACCCCCAGGCCATTTACGAGCATCCCTCTCAGCATCCCAAACATCGATGCCATCAAGTGACTTGTAATTGCTATCCTTCCTTGCAAATAGCACGCTTACTTTTTTCGCATGGCTCACACGACACTCTCCCTAACTACTAGTGGACTGCCCCACCTGTATAAATCCCCATATACCGCAATGAATTAATCCCAACCCTTACTCACCGCAGAATGGCAGGACAATAAAATAGGGATTTGAAAATGAGCATTATTTTGGTTTCAACTGTCAATTCGCATCCGCCTAACTTGCCTACTGAACTTCTGCCACCCTTTGCGGACCTGAAGCTTCAAAAACCTCAGCCAGCTTTGGGCAAAGATCTACAGCCTTTACCTTGCCTCCCGTCACCTGCTCTGCCCTTAAGGCGGAAACGGGGGAAACTCCATTTTTTCCTCTCAACCAATTGCTGATAGTTGGCTGCTCTACCCCCAAGGCTTCAGCTGCCTTGGCTTGTGATTTAAAGAAAATCACCAAGTCTTGCGCGGATCTACTCACCTCATTGGCATCGTCCATGAGCGTTCACCAGGTGCTGTTAGACAGAAGATTCAGCCAAGAATATAAAAAACGTTATACAAAGGTCAATAAGAAATTGAATTGGTTTGACCTATAAGGAAACTTATATCATCTGGTCTGAACTCAATAGAGTTGGTGTAAAAACAGGCATAGAGAGGGAATCCGTGACCGACTCAATACAAAGTCGACTAAAACACGCTAGAAAAAGCGCCAACCTAAGCCAGGCTGAAGTTGCTGATGCCGCAGGAATCACCCAACCTGCCTATAGCCAACTAGAGAGCGGCAGAACTCGCAAAGGCACCTCTCTAATTCCCATCGCGCGCGCCCTGGGGGTTGATGCTCATTGGCTTACTAGTGGTCGGGGAAAAATGCACGGTGAGAGCATCGAAGATATTCGACTTCGGAACCTTCAGTTAGAGATTGATATTCATGGTGAAGAATCTATTAGTCAAAAACTTGAGGGGGTTATTCCAGGAGGGCTCCATGGAGTACTGGATGGGAATATTGAAATAAGCAGTCGTTTAGCTCGCAGTATAGAGCCCCCTCTTCAACAACCTTTGGGCTGGCTTGATAGCCCACACGACGATATCGCCGACGCAATTAACATCAGTTTTGATGAAGACTATTCAAAGAATCCATCTACCAAAAAAGACTTTATCGAATTAGTAAAATTAATTAAGGAAAAAATCCAAGACGGCTCACTTGATCACGACCTAGTAGAACTTTTGAAGCAAAATATCCAGATCATGACTAGAAAAAAATGACTCAAAGAATTTCAATATAGGCTGTGAGTTAGCTTAGCATCGAACTCACTGGAACCTCTCCCTAAATTTTTTATATGAGTGTCTTCATAGGTTGGCTCACTCCTTCCCCTAAAAGCTGTCGCAGTGAGCAATACCACAAACCTATGATTCACAAAATAACCAATAGGTGAGTAAACATTTACACTAGTTCCATGGCGCCTCAACGGCAGGTAATTGGCATAGAAAGAGCAAAAGCCGAGGGAAAGTACAAGTGCAGGGTGCCAGTGGATTTGAAAACTATCGAGACAGCAAAGCTTCTCATTTCCCAAGGCATGGCGAAGCCAAAAGTTGCGAAGCAACTAAAAATTGGAGCTAGCACCCTGTATAGGCACTTGGCAGACGCCTGCTAGGTGGCTGCTCGGGCAAATAATATGAGCTGACTCTACGTCATCGCTATATCTGTCTCGATAAAATTGCCAATTCTTTCAAAAAGATTATTTGTAATGTTGGCATCTTCATCGGGATTGCCGGTGGCCTCCACCCTAAGATGCTTACCTCTTATAGCATATTTCGCGCCATTATTGGCCGTATGGATAGCGAATTTGTGGTGCGGGACCTTTTCGTCCTTGTTTGGAATAAGCGTCAATGCGCCTACATATCCAAATACTTGTGTGTTCACAAATGAAGCTTTCAATAACTCATTCTTTAGGCTTGTTGCAAAAGACACCTCTTCGAAGTCGCTATCATGCTCCCCTGAGTGGCAATTTAGACACTTGATTCTCATAAAATCATTATCTTTTGCACCTAAATCGCGCAGTAAATTTACCAGCTGTCTCGCTGAAATAGTCTTTCCACCCTCTTCATGTAACTCCCCATCGTCAAAGGATTGTTGAGACCTCAAATACGAGCTGCCTTTATTGCAGTGTCCGAGTATCGAAACGGTGTTAACTTGGGATGATTGAAAATGTCTAAAAGGCTTATCGGGCGCGTCGCCCGCATAAATGTAGCAGGCCAGGCTCTTCCCCTTGCCTGCCCTTGTGTTATTCCAGCCGCTGGCCAGTTCTAGATACTTAAAAACACCTCGGTCATCTAAAAATGGGTAGAGTACAAAATCCATATTCAAGCTCCTATGATCCCTATAGTGAGGTTAGTGGCTAACATTTATATCAAAAGCTGAAGCTTTCGTGGGCTCATTTTTTAAACCAAGCAGTTTGATGAGTCCAGTTGTGACAGCCCCTGAACTCTAAAACCTGCCCACCCTAAGGCATGTATTGAGTGCGACTATCTAAATGTCGCATTGCAGCAAATTGTCATTACCCTCACATTTTAAGCCTCCTTCTTACTCACCAATTTAGCCCCTTTCGTAGGTAATTCTCATTAAGACATGGTGTTTTTTCCGCCAAAATATAAAGTTTGTTATTGACCAATATTATTACGTTTTTTATATTTCGAGCATAAACCAAGGATAGGGCATCAAAATGCACACTGCCACCCATTTAAAACCCTTGGCCCCACGCCAGGCTGAAGCCCTGACACACCGCGCCCGAGGGCTATCCAATTCAGAGACAGCCAAAACTATGCGCTGCTCTGTAACAAACGTTACCAATTTGCTAGCGGAATGCTTCTACAAGCTGCACGCACGTAACAGTACTGAAGCAGTGGCTAAAGCCGTAAAACACGGATTAATTCACTTTGCGTTGATCGCGTCAGTTATTAGTGGCATTGGCTCAGATGCACAGGAACAACTACGCACACGCATCCAGCGCCGCCCCACAGTTCGCACAATCCGCATTCGCAATAACCGCGAGGGCACAGTATGAACGCCACTATCTTTGTACATCCGACAGCAATGAGCCCACGAGAAATTGAACGGCTTGAAGACTTCACCGGAAAAATTGCAATCATTCATCACAAAGGCCGCAGTGTACGTCTAGTGCAGCCAAAGCCCACCTATTCCCAACATAAAGATATAAATGAGTTCCCCCCATTTGGAGGTGATGCAGCATGAAAGGACTTGAATTTATTGATCAACCGATCAATGCAGAGAATACCGGCGAAGTGAAAAACAACTTTATATCTACTTTGGTGAGGAAAGCGGACGTTGTATTACAAGGTAAAACCCTTGGTGATATTACAGTTTATCGCTACCCAAACGGAAAATTAGACATTCATGCTTGTTTCTATATAGGCAACATCCAAGGGCCGACCACAGGACTCATTCAAGGCCACGGAAGAAACTATGAAGAAGCTATCAATAACGCTTTCAACCAAAGCCGCAAGGAAGCTGAAAATTTTCTGAAATCGCTTGAGCAATTAGCCAAACGAATTCAGGAGGGGACTACCCCGTGAACCACGCACAACCTCCCAAAATATCTTGCCCACACTGCAAAAAAGCAGCAAAGCCGGTATTCAATGGAAAGCTCAAGTTGCGCGGCTGGAACTGTCACACCTGCAGATATTGGGAACCTGCAATAGGCAGGGAAAGAGAGTTCAAAAAACTCATCGAGAAAAATCATGAATGAATTCTCTCAGTTGCTCGAAATCACTCAAGACCTTATGGCTACTGTGAAAGCCCAGCAATTACAGATAAACGGCATGCGTGAACAAATCGCCGACCTTTCCGAAATTATCCAAGGCGAACCCACAAAACAAGATAAGCAGGAGGCAGCGTGAAAAAAGAAAAACTCTTAACCGTCGCCGAGGCCGCCCAAGTATTAGATATTGGCAGAAACAACTTGCTCAAACTCCTACGCCAACAAAATCTTCTACATGGCCGCCAACCTATGCGTAATGCGCCAACTAAAACTGCAATACAACAAGGCCTGCTAGTTGCAGAAAACCGGGATTACAAACGCGGCCCCGTAAGCGTGCCATACGTAACCACCAAAGTTACCGGCAAAGGGATGGTATGGATTCGAGACCTAATTAAAAAGGCAGAGGTACCACAAGCCAGTTAGACAGTTTCACCGCGCTAGGCGCATTCAGTCAGCAGTACCTTTCCTAGGGCTGCCAGTACGGAGCCCACTCTTAAAAATTGGAGGATTAAATGAAAAGATTTGCACTGTTTTCTGGAGGCTACGACTTAATGATGGGTGGAGTCAAACACCTAAAAAAATCATTTCACACTGAGGCAGAGGCAAAACAAGAAGCGGAAGAAATTGCCAAGAGTGACCCCTTTGCTTACTGGGTACAGATTTTAGATAAAAAAACAGATGCAGCAAAAATATTCAGCATAGTGAAAGGCAAGTTGAAACGCCGAAAAGATAAAGAGGGAAACTGCGAGCTGGAAGCAAAGGCAGCTGTTTAAATCTGCAACTGATACACAACCAATACAGACAACCGAGCCCGCCCAGCGCGGGCTTTGCGGGTAGAAGACAATAGCGAGTGATATGCAATGAGCAAGCTACTAACCAAACATGAAATAGCCCGCCTTACCGGTGCTGGCGTAAATAATACTGAAGAACAAAAACGTGTTCTTGACGCCAACAAAATCCCTTATGTACTAAAAAAAGATCAGTCCCCCGCCCTAACCTGGGATATGGTTAATCAGGCCACTCTGGCCCGTAGTGCCTCAAAACCAACCCTAGCAGGTGCTAACCTGCCAGAAGGCTTTAACCTGGGAGCAGCTAACTAATGGGCAGGCGTCGCAGACCAGAAAATTCATGGATGCCACCTTATGTAGAGCGCTACAAAGACGGGTATCGCGTCAATCGTCGCGGGCATCCAACTAAGCACCTAGCTAAACATGATGCCAACCGGTCGGAAGTTTGGGGGGCTTACGAGCGCTACCAAGCTGGGCTGGAAGAGAAAGCCTTCACGTTTGCAGATTTGATCGACCTTTATTTCGCATCGCCCCAGTACACGAAACTTATCAAACCCCAGACTCAAAAAGATTATTTACGCTACAGCCAGCGAGTAAGAAAAGTTTTTGGGGAAATGCAGCCCGACTTGATTACTTCACCCTTGGTTCAGATGTTTGTAGATGCCCGGGGCGCCGAACACCCAGCAGCAACTAACCGCGAGCGAACTTTCCTTAGCATTGTTATTAAATGGGGAAAGGCACGAGGATTTGTCAAAATTGAAGACCCCACTACCGTAATCAAAACGCTCAAGGAAGGCCCAGGGGGACGCTATATAGAGGACTGGGAATACCAGGCATTTAAGCAATGGCTCAGCGAGCGCGGCCATGTTATGCATCGGTGTGCCATGGAGATCAGCTACTTGTGCGCCGCCCGCCAGCAAGATGTACTCGCCCTGACCCGCGCTGACATACGGGAGGATGGCCTATTAGTTGTCCAAGCAAAAACAGGTAAGGCTCAACTAAAACTCTGGAGTCCAGCATTGCGAGAAGTTGTTGACCGCGCTCTCAGTGCCAACATTCACGCGCAAGTGCAAACTACCCACCTCATCCGTAATCGTGCCGGACGTGCATACACTCGCACCGGATTTAATTCAGTCTGGCTTAGAGAGCAACGGGCAGCTCTGGCAGCCAATGCCATAAAAGAGCGGTTCCGCTTTCATGATCTGAAAATTAAAGCGGTCAGCGACTTTGAAGGGGATGTACAAAAATTCAGCGGCCACAAAACTCGCAGCATGGCAGAGCGCTACAATCGCACCCCCGACAGAGTGGTTTCGCTCAATAATCCAAGTTCGAAAAAGCGCCGCTGA